CTTGTCATGTTGTGACTTTTCTTCTTCTTTAAACTCTATAATCTTCTGAATATAGAAGCTTCTAGCCCATACTGGCATATTGTAAACGTCAGTATGTGAGAATCCACCATTACCATGATAAATCAAGTCAAATATTTGAGAGTGTAAGTGTTTCCTATAATCAGACCTCAGGCCAAAAAAACCCGATACCCATAGGTAACGACATATCTCTCCCTTCTCCAGTCTCTTCCGATACGAATTCATATGTTAAATCAATATCAGGAACTACTTTTGAAATATGTGCTCGGAGTGACTTTGAATCTACTGCAAATAATTCGTTATCCACGAAATTGTTTATTACTTTTTGTTCTACTTCACCATCTACTGAAAGTATCATGTTTTTCAATCGAGTTGTTAATTGTCGTGATGTGACATCCTTTAACTTACGATTTGCTTTCTTAATCTCTTCGGTTTGGTGTTTTACTTTTCGTTCTTTGGACTCTGTCATTGCTTGGAACGTAATTTTTCGTTCTGACCTTGGTAACGTGTATTCAAATTCATTTTTATGTAATTCTATTTGGTTAGAACCATCATAATCATTATTTTCAAATTGTGTTAAATCAATTGTTTCCTTTTGTTTGTTATCACTATAAGGGTCATCGATTTCTACTACATAATCTTTACCATATCCTAAGATTCTAGCCGCAATCATAATAGCGTTCTTGTCACCTGTAACTAAATCTACATATTTAATCACGTCACCCTTACCATTACCAATTATTAATGACTGAAATAGTCTATCTAAGACTGTACCATCTTTAATGTATGATTGTGTGGTTAGGATATCTTCCTCTTTTGCTGTCATATACTTCATCTCGATTTGTCCTGAAGACAACGGATTGTCTTGAGGGTAAATTAATCCTTTAGATGGTAAGTCTATAATTTCAGTAGGGAATTTGTAATCACTAAGTTGTTTAACTTCGTGTTCTTTTTTTAACTTTTCTATCAGGTCTTTTTCATTACCTTGATATTCGTCTTGTAACTCATTACTCATAACGTATGTTCTTTTTATTTAGATTTATATAAAATTAGGCAAAATATGCCTTTTTAACCTTTCATATAGTAATATATATGTGATTCGCAATTAATTAATACAAAAAAACCCCCAATTTCTTGGAGGTTTTTATCAATTTGTATTTTATTCAATTAGAATTGAAGTATTGCGTAATCGTATGTAAGTGTTAATTCAACCGTTGCAAGGTCTTCACCAGCATAGTCCATATCTGAAAAGTTAGCTGATTGTATATAAGCTCCCTTTAACGTCCACTCTTCTACTTTATCACCAACAGGACCCAAACTATTGAATGTGATATCTTTTTTGTAGAAATCAGAGTAACCATCTCTACCTGTTACAGATTCGTGATGTAATCTTACCCATTCCATTGTTGCTTGTGCAGCAGATGGTACTACTGGGTCATATAAAGTGATTGCGAGGTCTTGCCATTCAGAGCGACCTTTCACATATCTTCTAACATTGATGTGGTCGATGGTAACTTTACCATTTTGAATTTCTGGCCTAGCAGCTGTTTTCACTAAGTACGCAGGTATTCCCTCGATATACATAATGAACCTGTTTGACATTTTAGGTTCAAAATTCGTGAACATAATTTCTGTTGGGTCTAATAATTGTGCCATTTAATTCTCCTATTGTTTCTTCTTACTAATAAATAGTCTTGTTTTAAATTTTATCCTTCAGGAAAAGCTGCGCCAGTCGGAAGTACATTGAAATCAAGTACTATGAATTCAGCAGTTTTAGCTGGTTGAATAAAAATTTCACCTTTTAATATATTTCTATCGATAACGTCTGGTGTATTGTTAGTTTCATCCATGATTACTCTAAATGCGTACAGACCTTGTCTTTGTTGTACTGATTCTAAGTATGGGTTAACTATTGCCAAGAATCTGTTTCTTGTAGCAGCCGTATTATTTTCGAATATTAAATATCTTGAAGATGAAGCGATAAATTTCTTTAAAGCGATTAATAATCTTCTTACATTAATTCTGTCAAGTGCCGATGGTTTAGCTTGAAGTGTCTTCTGACCAAATACAGTAGCACCTTGTCCAGGGAATGTAGCGATTGGGTTAATTCTGTTTTCGTAAAGAGTATCTCTTTCTGTGTGAGTTAATCTTGTTTTAACTTCTATTACGTTTGGTAATCCACCTCTGTTTAAACCTGCAGGTGCGAACCATGGTTCAGCAACTGAATCGTTAAATGCAATTACACCTGGTATTACAACACTTGGCGGTACCCAGATTGGTTTGTTCTTATCAGTATCAAGGATTTTTACCCATGGGTGATAAGTACCAACGTAGTTAGAATCGAAAGCCGTTAATGAGTTAACAACAGTAGCAATAGAATCTTGATATGCACCAGCGTCCATAACGTAGAATGCGTCTTGTCTATCTTCACACATATCTTTAGCAAATGTACTTACTGATGAGTGATATCTGTTGATAACACCTGGTGTTACTAACATATTCATATCGTATTCATCAGGATTAGATACAGCTGCGATAGCTTTTCTATAAGCAATTGTTCCATCAGCCGTAGCAGATGATAAGTCTAAACCTTGTGAGTTTCCAGCGACAATATCAGCCCCTTTGTAAACTAATCGGTTTGGAGCGAATCCATCAAATCCACCTTGGAATGGTATCATAAATTTCTTAGCGTCAATAATTGAGTTTAAAGATATAGCGGTTTCTTGTCCTACAATACCAGTTACACAATTAGACAACATAAAATCAACACCTACTGATTCAAGAGAAGAATCTGGAATTGGATTTAAGAAGTTTAAATTATCTGTGTTTGTGAAATCAAATGAGTATCCTAAGAATGCTCTCTTGTTATATTCACCACCAATAGATTGTGATACTTCGTATGTTGGATGTGGTAAATCATACCCACTATGTACTGGAGACCTTAGAGCTTTAAATCCGAAAGGTACTAATGTTGAATCAAGTGCTTGATTATCTACATCAGAATCAACTTCTACTCTAATATGAACTGAAGCGTTAGCGTAGTCACCATTTGAAGTAACTTTACCATTTGCATCAACAGTTATGTATTTGTCACCAATTACTCTCTTAATATAATTAGGAGAATTAGGGTCTAAGTTAACACCACTAAATTCTTCAACTATATTAGGTCTAACATCAGAATCTTGTACAGTTGCACCAAAAACAGAATTAGGTATTTTACCCGTATCTACTCTTCTGATTATTACAGAGAATGTTCCGTATTCAGAACCTGGTACTTCAGATGCTTGTTTGATATCTCTAATACCTACTTTAAATTCGTAGTTAGTTGGATTACCATGAGATAGTGTATGGAATTTTATTAATTTTTTAGTAACACCACTAACGTTTTGAGACGTAATCCAAGGAGTTGAAGCCTCTGAATAAGCTTTGGTGTAGTCAGTTGTAAAGTTTGATGCTTTAACTACTTCTATAACTTCGTCTTTAGCAAAAGATGCTGATTGGAAAGTAGAAAAGTTCAAGTATGTGTATAGGTATTCCGATGATTTAGGAGCGTATCCAAGAACTTTAGTAAAGTAATTTGTACTTGTTGGGTTTAAAGATGCTGTAGCAATTACAGTATATGCAGATGCTGATAATACAGGAACCGGTCCTGATGCACTTAGTGCAAGTTTAAAATCAGATGCTGATACATCAGTTAAAGAACCACTCAAGTTAGCTACAAAAGATAAATCTGTTGAACCAGTGTTGTGTGATGTTAATGTAGTTGTCGGATGGAATACAGCCGCAACTTGTCTTCCAGCTGAGCTGGATATTTCTAATACAAGTGGTTCAACTACATATCCACTCTGTCCTAATACTCTTACGATAGTTGCATTTCCTGCATCTTCTAAGTATGCTTGCGCAGTATAAGGAAGATATGAATCTTCAGTTAAGCCTCCAAACGTTTGTTGGAATTCTTGAAATGACTCTACTTTCGTTGGTACGAATGCAGGGCCTTTTATGGTTTGTCCTATAAGAGCAGCACCTATTTCACCAATACCTACTGGTAAAAATGATAAATCTTTCTCTCTTGTGAATACACCTGGACTAACAATTCTTTCAGCCATTATTTTCTCCTAATAATTAATCTTTGGGTTTACCTTTATATAAATACCTTAAAAAATTTGAAAACGAATATTTATTTGCTTGGAGTAAAGGTATTTTTTTCAATATCGTAAGTTCCCTCACCATATTTTTCCCTTAAACCGTTTCCTAATTCTGTTTCTTCAGTTCTTAAGTTATCATAATCGCCTAACAAAGTTTTCTTTTCGTCCTTTAATTGTCCGAATGTTTGTTCTAGCCTTTGTATATCAATTTCGATTTCCCCTAACCTACTTGTAACAGTCAAAACTTTTGCTTGAATGTCATAAATACGTTTTTGTTCTTCGTTTGTAAATTCTTTTACTATTTTCTCTTCCATAACATCTTTTGTTTATTTGTGTATATAAATATGTAAATATTATTCATTACCACGTTTTTTAGCATTTGAATTACCTGAAAGTGATGGTACTTCTCCAAAAGATACCTTACCAACTGAAATATGACGTTTAGTATTGTTGGTAACAGCAGCATATTCTGGTACTATGTAAGCTTTAACAGTTAAACTTATATTTGCTCTCGTAATTCGGTCTTGACCCATTTCTGATATGGTCTCAAATCCATATGATTCACCCTTTACAACAAATTTATATCTTTCACCAAATGAACGTCCTTGGAAATAAACTATTTGCTCTACTACCTTATTAACTTGTTCCATATAATCAGTCCAAACAACTACTTCATATTCTAAATTAACATAATCAGGTCTTTCTACTGATAAAAACTCTTTTTTAGGTGTCTCATCTGTTAATATTGAAAATGCATCATATCGATTAACATTAGTATATGTTCGTTCAAACATCTGATGAGCATCTTCGTTTTGAGCTACTTTTAATTTTGAAAGTTCTGTATTAACTGACAAGTTATTTCTTTTAAACATAATAACAGGTGTTTGTAACATCCCATTGTCATCTCGCATAAACCCATCACGTTGTGCACTTGCCCATTTTTCAGGAGAAGCATACATTACTGGTATTGGTAAAAATCTACCATCATCTTCTACAGTAGGTTTAACATCTTTTTCTAAAAACGTTTTAAATGCAGAATCAATATCATATATACCAACATTAACATTTTTTACTTTGTCTTTATCTCTACGAAGTTGTTTTGCTTTATTAAGCTTTGGGTCAACAGCCGTAGATGATTGTGTTTGTATAATCTGAGGTTTTGAATTATCTGTATTTCTATATTTAGTTGCCATGTTATAGTCCTATTGGTACTTTGTTATCATTTTGATTTGAATTACCAAATCGTGTATCAACTAATTTAATACTTGTTTGTCTTGAAACGTGTGCATCACATATAATAGATACATTCAACCCTTGGTCGTCACCACCATCCCAAGTCTTTGGGTTTTTTCCGGCAAAATATTGATATGAGTATGATGCGTCAATTAAATGATATTCATCATTCCATTGAATGATGTCACCAACACTTGGTACTAATTCTCTATCTACTAAACTTTGTCTAAGAAATCTAAACTGTACCTCACGACTATAAGATTGACCATAGTCATCTGATATTTGTGCTGATTGGTTTCTTTCGATTAAACATGGTACTTTTATAGGTTGGTTGTATACTTTATCTTTTCCTTCACCATATAAGTTAGATTTAGTATCGCTTACTGATACCATATAGTAATATATCTCTGTATCGATTATATCATCTATTAGCTCTTTGTTTAGTTTATTAAACAAACTCATATCTCGTTGTCCACCGAACAATGCCATAAATTACCCTATAAAAATTGGTCTTGGTACTCTATTTAAAGTCTCTTCTAAATATTCAGACTCTTCTTTTCTTGCTTCCATTAATGACCTACGAGATGTTGAATCTAACATTTCTTTTAAGTCAGTTAATAGAGTTTCTTTTTCTGCAGAAGCTTCATTTCTTAAATCTGCACCATCAAGTGTTACATCAGCTCCTGGTATTGGAATAGAACTAAATTTAGCTCTAATAGCACCTAACATTTCTTTAGCTAATGCTAATGCGTATCTAGCAATCCATTGTTTACCTGCACTATTGATATTGGCATATGTTAATCTTCCAAATGGTGCGTTTGATAAATCACTCACAACATTAGTATTAGCAATAGGTGATTTAGTTTCACTTTCAAGTGTATATTCAAAATATACTTTAGCACCAGTGTCACCTGCCGTTGGTACAGGAAATAGTTTTACTCTCTGACCATCTATATGAAATCCAAATGAAGATTTACGGATGTAATCGTTAAATTCAATAGCTTGTAATCTTAAGAGGTCATCAAACATTGGTTGCATCATAAATGATACACCAGGTGAGTAATTACCCCAACCAAAGGTTTGCATCATTTGTTGAGAACCAAGACCAGTACCTACAAATGGGTCAAAGTATCTAATAATTGCAGGTGGTGATGTATGAAATACCTTACGAAGTGTTACTCCATTAGATACTGAACCACTTTCTAAATTTACTCTAGAATCGTCACCTAAATCATAAATTTGTTGACCACCATTCATTTCGAATGAACCTGTATAAACAGTAACTCTACCACCAGAACCAGCTTCTGTACCATAATCTTTAGCTATATTAACTACACCACCTAAATTTGTAGCTATTTCTGTATCTGATAAATCTAAATCTAAAGATGAGCCTTGTATAGATAACATATTCTCTTTTGCTCTGTACTGATTTACTTGTGAAGAATATTCATTAGCTGCCTCTTCAAGACAAGTAAAAAAGTTTATATCTTGTAATTCAACATCTACGATTGGATAACCTAATCGCTTAGCACACCATTCAGCTACTTTTGGAGCATCTGATTGAAACTTAACGTCTGCATCAAAAAACCCAAAAGGAGTTGATGACCCACTTGAAAATGAACCTGAACCAGGCCAAATTGGAATATCTACTGCCATTTAATTCTCCTTGTTATACATATAAATATGGTAGAACTTATCTTTCCCTATTTTTCATAAAAGAAACTGTAATATAACGTGTTCCTTTAGTAGTAGCACGAGCTCCATGCTTATGTGTTATGTTTCCTGGATGTAAGGTAGCATAACCTATTGAATTCTTAACTAATTTTTGTTGTCTTTTAAAATAAGTACCACCACCTTCATATTCATCTAAGTCTGATAGTTGTACTAAACAAGTTAAATCAGAAGAATCATGGTGTATTGACAAATGACCTTGTGCGTCAGGTACATATTTGGCTAAGAAGTTTTCACATTGTAAATCATCCCAACCCTCTCCTTCAAGACCATATATATACACTCCCAATTGCATTACATAGTCTTTTAAAACAGCATTGTATATATCATCCATACCTATCTCAGTTAATAACATATCAGTAGTTGGATAAAATTCATGCCGTTTAAATGTCCACTTTTGCGAATGCTCAGCCTCTTCTCGAATCATTTTACAAAAATCTTCAGTAAATAATGGGAATGATAAACAATTATTAAATGGTTCATCTATAATTAAATCCCATTCCTTGGTTCTTACTGAATATGTTAAGAATTTGCTTTCCCACTCTTTTTTGTTATCCCAATAAGAATATAATTCCGGATGTAATTTATCAATATTTTCATTAGTACTTCTTACTTTAAAAGTATGTGCACCAGTTGGTATTTTAATTGAAGTATTTATCATATCAATCCACTCATTACTTCGAGTTTCCCAATTTTGTTGTCTTGCAAATTTTTCAGCTACATCTAAGTAGTCATATCCATTCTCTTCGATAAACTCATAAGTTGATAAAAACGTCGCCTCTTGAATAGTTTCAGAAGTGTCAGCTCTAACTATTGCAGCTTTTCCATTTAGTAATGATTTTAAATTACCAGTATCAGTTGAAATTATTTTAGTTCTACCCATCATCATTTCAAGGGCTGTAATACAATAAGTTTCATCATAGTTAGATGGGTACATCCAATATTCTGCCGATTTAATCTGTTTATATAAATCTGCTGGTGGTAAGTTGCCCAACCATTTTACATCTTGATAAAACATTCTATTTTTATAGTCATTATACCATTCCATAGCATATGGTGGTGATGCGACCCATAACGTTAAGTATGGGTTTATTTTTTTTAATGATGGCCATAGTTTAATTAATACTTCAAGTCCTCTATCTGAGGCTGACGTATAAACTATTTTATTTTTAAAAGTTTCTTGTTCTATTTCATCAAAATCAATAGGGTCAATAGCATTACCTAAAACAAACACTCGTTCTGGATCTAAATTATAGTCCATAATTATATTTTTTCGTTGGTGTTCGGAAACTGCTATGATTTTTGTTAATCGTGGGTCGTTTAGATAATCTTTACCACCATTTGGTAATTCTTCACCATTATACCAAGGATAAAACTCCATATTATGCATCCAAAAGTATGATTTTTCATATGTGATATTTAAATCTTCTAATAAGGGTAAATAATTGATATAATTACTTGCGATTACAACATCAAAGTAAATGTTACTCTCCAAATTAGCATATGGTATATACTTTACACCATCTGATTCAGATTCTATTACTTCACCTGTAATAGTAACATCATGTCCCATAGATTGGAACTTTTCAGCTAATTTTATACTACAATATTCTGACCCACCTATTCCATTATTTAACCAATAATCTTTATTTATGGGTTCTTTATGATACCCTGTACAAAATAGTATTTTCATATTACTCCACTATATAATTTAAAACTTCTTCTTTATTTCCATAACGTGTTCTATCCATCCATGATTGTAGTTTGTATGAACTACCATCGTCATCATTCCAATTCCAATCAAACCCACCTAACTCACTAATACGTTCGTGAATAGAAGTATCGTAGTAATCTCGAATTAATCGGGCTCTTCTGTTAATATCAACTCTATTATTGTCAACAGTAGAGTCACCATTATTATATTGTACATACAACATTTTTTTAAGATGAATAAACTTTGTTTCTAAAAATGTTTTTAGAATTAATTCATAATCATCAGCTACTGATATATTACGATTGTGTCCACCTACTTTATGATAAGTATCACGATTCCAAATACGACAATGATTAGGCATTCCAATATTAAATCTAATTGTTTTTGGATTTATATCAGGATAGTGATGGGTTAACCATGATTTACCATCAGCCTCTACCCAAGTGTGACCAGCATATGCCCATGCAAATCGATTGTCAGTATGTTGATACCAATCATCACCAATATGACCATACACTCGTGGTGAGTCGTCTTTTTCAACCTCAGTTACATCAGTATATATAAACCCAGCGTCTGGATATTGCTTACTAGCATTAAGTACGTCTTCCAAACAAGTAGAAATTAACCAATCATCATGGTCTAATTCAAATAACCACTCACCATTACACATCATAGCTGCTCTGTGTTTGGCTTCTCCTACATTTCCTGATGTAGTTGGTGTAATTCTATGTATATGTACTCTATAATCTTGACTAGCTATATCTTCTAAGTAATCCCAAGTAGTATTATCACCAATTGGTGAATCATCTACAACTACCCATTCCCAATTTTCATAGGTTTGGTTAACTAAACTCTCGTATGTTCTAAATATTCGTTCGTTAGTTTTATATGTTGGTGTAAAGATTGATAGTATGGGATTATCCACATCTCTGTAAATATTATTTATATTACATGACCAAAATGTAGACTGACATACTACATCATTAGCTAAAACATTGTCAGATGGAGCAGTATCATATGATATTATCTTACTTGATACCATAGTGTGGTGGTCAAGTTTTAAAATATCAGTTTGATGAGTATAATCACCAATAGTCATAACTATATCGGGATTATGTTCTGCTAAATGTTTTTTAAATCCATCTGAAGACTCATATGAATATAAAATTACACTTTCTTGTAAGTCTTCTTCGAAATAAATGTCAGATTTAAGTGATATTTTTCCAAATCTATTCCATCCATATATTAACGCTGTAGGTAATTTTGTTTTCATACATTATTATCTATAAGGTTCACCACCTACCCATAATACAAATGATTTTCTAATACCTTTTGAGACAGGGGTAACTCTATGTAAATAAAAAGATGGAAATATCACAGCAGCTCCTTGAACTCGTGGTGCTGTTAATTGTCTACCTATATTAAATTGTAAATCACCATTATCATATTCAGAAGGGTCTGATAATTGTACTGTTACTGAGATTTTACGTTGATTTTGGATTTCTGTTCCACAATCCATGTGCCAATTGTAACCACCTTCTTGAGTTCCGTAATATTCTGTATATTGGATTTGCTCATTCATGGTAGATAGGTCAAACTTCCACATTTCATTATTAGCTTGAATAATCATATCATGAAGTTTAGAATAAACCCATCTCCATTGTTTATTTTGTGGACACCATTTTATTCGTGATTTTCTATATTCAGATATTTTTGATTCGTCACCTTCACCAGTTACAGCATCTTGAAATGGTAATTCTTTGGTCATTGACTCTATAATTGTAAGTTCTTCTTTTGAAAACCCATTTTTGAACCAATAATAATCTGTATAGTTTACGTCATCTCGGGAAGACGACCTATTAAATCCGTATTTTTCTAACATAACTAATTATTTGATTTATATATAAATATTAAAATGTTTTTAATAAAAACTACCAGAATGGAATGTTCTTACAATATATACTGCATCACCACTTGACCACCCATTAGGTTTGAACATAAGTTTTTGTCCAACTACATCAAAATAACCACCACCACTTATTACATTACCCTTTTCACCAAGAGTTCCTTTAGTTCCAGTAAGTCCCTTGTTTCCAGTAGCAGCTGTTGCGCCTGTTACACCTTTAGCACCTTGAGCTCCTTGGTCTCCACTTAAACCATTTGCACCTGCAGCACCAGTATTTCCTTTTATACCCTTTGTACCTTTTGAACCTTGAGCGCCTGTATCTCCCGTCGCACCTGTACTACCTTTTACACCTTTTGTACCTTGAGCACCTTGAGCGCCTGTATTACCAGCATCACCTGTATTACCTTTTGTTCCTGTAGCTCCCTTAGCACCTTGAGCTCCTAAGTTTCCAGCATTACCCTTTTCACCTTGATTTCCACTAGCACCCTTTTCACCTTGAGGGCCTGTATCTCCTGCTGAACCAGTGTTACCTTTTATACCCTTTGTACCTTTTGAACCTTGAGCACCTTGATTACCAGCATCACCTGTGTTACCTTTTATACCTTTTGAACCTTTTGAACCTTGAGCACCTTGATTACCATCGTTACCTGTGTTACCTTTTATACCCTTTGTACCTTTTGAACCTTGAGCACCTTCGTTTCCAGCAGCACCAATATTTCCTTTTATACCTTTTGTACCCTTTGAACCTTGAGCACCTTCGTTTCCAGCAGCACCAGTATTTCCTTTTATACCTTTTGTACCTTTTGAACCTTGAGCGCCTGTATTACCATCGTTACCTGTGTTACCCTTTATACCCTTTGTACCCTTACTACCTTGAGCACCTTGATTACCATCGTTACCTGTGTTACCTTTTATACCCTTAGCACCTTTAGCACCTTGAGCACCTGTATTACCATCATTACCAACTGACCCTGTATTACCAGTATTTCCTTTTGAACCTTGAGCTCCTTCATTACCAATATCACCAGTATTTCCTTTACTACCCGTAGCACCACCACCACCTTGAGGGCCTGTATTTCCTGCTGCACCTGTGTTACCAACAGCACCAGTTGCACCACCACCGCCTTGAGGGCCTGTATTACCACTAGCTCCTTGTAGACCTGTTGAACCTTGTGCACCTTGAGGGCCTGTATTTCCAGCTGAACCTGTGTTTCCTTTATCACCTTTAACACCTTGTCCACCTTGAGGCCCTGTATTTCCTGCAGCACCTGTTGAACCTAAATTACCCTTATTTCCTAAAGAACCTTTATTTCCAGCTGAACCTGTGTTTCCTTTATCACCTTTAACACCTTGAGCACCTTGAGGGCCTGTATTTCCAGCTGCCCCAGTATTTCCTTTGTCACCTTTAGCACCCTGCCCACCTTGAGGACCTGTGTTTCCAGCAGAACCAGTATTTCCTTGGTTACCTTTATTTCCTAAAGAACCTTTATTTCCAGCTGACCCAGTATTTCCTTTATCACCTTTAGCACCTTGTCCACCTTGAGGGCCTGTGTTTCCAGCTGAACCTGTATTTCCTTTTAACCCTTTTGTACCCTTTGAACCTTGAGCGCCTGTATTACCACTAGCACCAGTATTTCCTTTATTACCTTTAGCACCTTGTCCACCTTGAGGGCCTGTGTTTCCAGCAGCTCCACCCGAACCAGTATTTCCTTGGTTACCTTTTGAACCTTGTGCGCCTTGGTTTCCAGCATTACCTGTGTTTCCTTTTGGGCCTTTAGCACCTTGTCCACCTTGAGGGCCTGTGTTTCCAGCTGACCCAATATTTCCTTTATCACCTTTAGCACCTTGTCCACCTTGAGGGCCTGTGTTTCCAGCTGAACCTGTATTTCCTTTATCACCTTTAGCACCTTGTCCACCTTGAGGGCCTGTGTTACCAGCCGCACCTGTCGAACCTACGTTACCCTTATTTCCTAAAGAACCTTTATTTCCAGCATTACCTGTATTTCCTTTTGGGCCTTTAGCACCTTGAGCACCTGTTGAACCTTTATTTCCAGCATTACCTGTATTTCCTTTATCACCTTTAGCACCCTGCCCACCTTGAGGACCTGTGTTTCCAGCATTACCTGTGTTTCCTTTATCGCCTTTAGCACCTTGAGCACCTGTTGAACCTTGATTACCAGCTGCCCCAGTATTTCCTTTATCGCCTTTAGCACCTTGAGCACCTGTTGAACCTTGATTACCAGCTGCCCCAGTATTTCCTTTATCGCCTTTAGCACCTTGAGCTCCTGTTGAACCTTGATTACCAGCTGCCCCAGTATTTCCTTTATCACCTTTAGCACCTTGAGCACCTGTTGAACCTTGGTTTCCAGCATTACCTGTGTTTCCTTTTGGGCCTTTAGCACCTTGAGCACCTGTTGAACCTTTATTTCCAGCATTACCTGTATTTCCTTTTGGGCCTTTAGCACCTTGTCCACCTTGAGGGCCTGTATCTCCTGCTGAACCTGTATTTCCTTTATCACCTTTAGCACCTTGAGCACCTGTTGAACCTTGGTCACCAGCTGCCCCAGTAGGACCTGTATTTCCTGTATTTCCTTTAGCACCCGTTGCACCTTTAGCCCCAGCATGACCTGTGTTTCCTTTAGGACTTGCTCCTTGTGCACCTGTTGAACCTTTAGCCCCAGCATGACCTTTAGGGCCGGTTGGATTTGCCCCTTGAGCACCTTGAGGGCCTGTAGCCCCAGCATGACCTTTAGCTCCTTGAGGACTTGCCCCTTGAGCACCTTGAGGGCCTGTAGCCCCAGCATGACCTTTAGCTCCTTGAGGACTT